CTTCGATGTCCCCGGTGTTGACATGCTTAGTCTATTAGCAATGAAGCCAACGATCTTTGGTTCAATGCAAGACACCGCATCCAACATTGCTTTACAGACTCAGCCGTTTGTTCAGACAGCGGTATCACTTGCGTCCGGCCAAGACCTGTTCAGTAAACGTCCCATACGACAGGCACGAAGTTCACTCGATAAGATTTACTCCGGGCTAATGGGCAAGGAATCTAAGGTTGACCCAGCCCTTAAGATGTTTGCAAACCTGATACCTACACCTAGGGTTGCAGGCGTAGCGGGTAACCTGCTTGACCCTCGACTGCCTCTGGCCCAAAGAATTCCGAAGACAGTTATCAACGCACTGACAGGAGTTAAGTTACAAGATGTTTCACCAGAGTACGAACTTAGTGAAGCACGTAGGAAAGCAGCAGAGAAACTTGAAGCATTCATGACTGACTACACCGAGAGTTACATACCTAAAGACAGGCTTCCACAAGTGCCAGAAGAACTTATGCCGTACTACCAGTTGTACCGCACACTAGGCAAAGACTTGCGGGACAGAAGGAAGGCAAAACAATGAGTGATATAATCAGGCTAGCGAAGAACCTGTACGGCAGGGAATACGGCAGGCTTGCTGATGAGGCTAGTGCGGTTAAGGCACAGTACGTTGCTGCAGGTGGAGAGCCTGCTGATGTGTATTCCCCTGAGAGAATTGCTGCCTTAGCCAACGGTGGGCCTAGAGAGTTGTTGGCAATGAAGAGCAAGATGAGGGACGATGGCAGCATTGCCGCCCCATTCGTGCCTACTCCACTGGCACTTGACCAGAACATGATACAGAAAGAAGCAATACCCGCAGTCAAGTCTGCAATGCAAAGCGGAATAAAAACCGTAAGCAGTGGCATAGACAAACAAACAGGCAGCGGTTTCGCAATAGGCAAAGACCCCAACGGCAACGTAGTAAAGGTAATGGAATGAGTAAAATAATAAGATACGTAAAGCAGAGTTGGACTCCGATGCCGGGTACATCCCTAGACCCTAGGGTACACATACCTCCTGACATATATAGGTTCACTCAAAATCAAATCGAGAGCGAGCAAAGGCAACAGCAACGTAACGTCAACCGCACTGTAACTGCAGGGCGACAGGCACCACCCGCTGCTGCACCAACTAGAACTATCTCCTTTGACCAAGGAGTCATACCAGTCATGCCACTAACGCCGGATTGAAATTATGGATTCCAATAAAAAACCATTAAGTGGTTTGGCTTCGCCTGTCACGGGCAATGCCCAGCCAACACCAGAGTTTCAGTATACAACCATTGATCCCCATGCGATGGTGGCTGGGGTCGTAGGCAATGCATACAACTACTACACTGGTCAGTCCCCATATGGAAATTACTTCCCCGAAGACAATGCAGTCAACTATGGTGACGTTGCTGACCAAGCAATGGCAGTAAGAGACGGAAGTAATTCTGCCAAGACTTTAGCAAAGACTGGGGGCAAGGGAGTAAACATAACTCCATTCAAAGCCACTAGTCAATTGTCCAAAGTACCACGATACGGTGCAGCACTAGGGCTTGCTATCGACGCTGCCGATGGCGTTCAGAATCTTGCTGATCTGTATGACGCTAACGACAGGTCATTAGGTAATAAAAATCCATTAGGCAGTTTAATAGATAACCCGCCGACACAATCACGGATGGCTACACCAGCGATCCCTTACTACAGATAGGAACAGTTATGAGTGGTGAAGGTGTAAGAAAAGCAAAAGGTCTCTACGCAAACATACACGCAAAGCGTAAGCGTATCGCTGGTGGTAGTGGAGAGAAGATGCGTAGCAAGGGCGACAAGGGTGCGCCATCTAAAAAAGACTTTGTTGAATCAAAGAAGACTGCGAAGAAATGAGTAGAATTATTCCCTATCTGGTTGACTCTCTTCGCAAGCGGGAGGCGGGCAACATCAACTTAAACAACAGGGAGAAAATTCCTGTTGATGGTGGCTATGCCACAGTACGCAGTATGTCTTTTAATGAGGACGGCAAAGAAGTGCTTGTGCCTACTGCTGCTGACGGCAAGATATTAAGTGATCAACAGGCTGTTGATAAATACCGCACAACAGGCCAGCATCTTGGAAAGTTTGCCACCCCTCACCAAGCAACTAAGTATGCAGAAAGATTGCATCACCAACAGGCAAAACAATATGAGTGACAAATCAGGCGACCGAGTACGCAAGGCGAAGACAGCGGCATGGACTCGCAAAGAAGGGAAGAACCCTGACGGCGGGCTAAATGCCAAGGGGCGTGCTTCGTACAATAAGAAGCATGGTGCCAACCTGAAAGCACCACAGCCAGAAGGTGGCGGCAGGAAGAAAAGTTTTTGTGCGAGAATGTCTGGCATGAAAAAGAAACTGACCAGCAAGAAAACGGCGAACGACCCAGACAGTAGAATAAACAAGAGCCTACGGAAGTGGAAGTGCTAGCATGTTGCACCTCAACCAACACACTAAGGTTGTGATCATAGGCCCACCGGGATCAGGCAAGACTCATGTAGCCACAGTGCTAGGTGAATCTTCTGACTTGCCTATATACAGAACAGATAAGTTCTTAGGTGATGGTCATGTCCAAGCGTTGTATGCAGTCATGGAAGCAGCAGGGGATGACGGCTATATAATAGAAGGCATGATTGGTTACAGGTTGTTACGAAAACTAAAGCAACTGAAACTGCCAGCACCGGACATTGTTATTCAGTTAGAAGCAGACGACTACATGATCGAAGAGTCGTATGCAAAGAGAGATAAGGTGTGTAATATAAATCGATTGCGTGCTTTTTGTAAGGCACATGAAAAGGTAATGGAGGATTACTACGCACTTGATGGAGACGTACCCAAGATATGGATACATGGTGATAGCCATCATGTCACGAGTCTCTTGATAAGCAAGGGATGGAATGAGTCTTGACAAGATCAACACTAATTGCATCTAATTGTCAAGATGACAACACAAGACTATGTTTCTATCTGTCACACTATTGCAGAGACTTACCATCAGTGGCCTGAAACTTCTTGCAGTATGCTCAAGGCTTTGCGGGAATCACCCATTGCTTTTTACTGGCGGCACATAGCAAAGGTCGCACCTCCCAAGAGCAGCACCTCATTATCCTATGGCTCACTGCTTCACATATGGGGAGAGGTAGGGGATGCATCTTTCTGGGAGATGGTGAAGGTAGTTCCAGAAGCGTTATGCACAGCAGCAGGTTCTGTGTCTAAGAAAGCAGACGCATGGAAAGCCGACCAAGACCCTGACGATCTTATAGTGTCCCCGTCTGATAATAAAAAACTTAGGCACCAGACAGAAGCGTTGTTAAGGAATCAAGAAGTCAGAATGCTTTTGGCTAACACAGAAGATACTGAATTTAATATACGATGGAAGTGGAACAGCCATGACGTTAGGTGCAGAGTTGATGGCAGAACAGACGATGCGTTCTATGACTGGAAGACATGCCGTGATGAGAATCCAATTGCCACTTGGTATAAGTCCTGCTTGAAGTGGGGCTATGATATGCAGAGTGCTATGTATCAGAATGCACAGACTGCTATCGGTATGCCGGAAGAACGAATGAGGTTTATAGTTACCAGCACGCTGTGGCCCTACGAAAATGCTGTTGTTGTTTTACCGCAAGAGGTGTTGCAACAAGGGTACACTAAGTGTATGAATCTATTGGATGAATTGCAGTCTCGCAAGGAGTGGGATTGCTGGGAGCGATACGAAGCGCAGGGTGTTACCGAACTGGCTTTCCCTGCATATCTCTTGAAAGGAGATCAACATGCCACAGATAGGTGGACTACTTAGTCCCATCATGATTTGCCAAAGTAAATCTGTTAAGAGGTTGGAAGCCGCTGTTAACAAGTCTCGCAAGGACTGGAAGGTAATACCTTTAGATAAGACTGGGTCACGCAGGGGAGAAGAGTTTCAGTACTGGTCTATTAATGAATTTCGTAAATGCGTAGTGACCCCCTTGGCTGCACATGGTGTAACTTGGAAGGTGTTGTTCGTTCCATGCCCTGCAACTAAACGATGCACATGTGTCGGCGTGCTTAGTTTCGAGGACGAATGGCAACACACCGCTCTTGAAGTCAAAGAGGGTTACGACTTAATGGACGACAAGGCTTGGAAGACGCAGCAAGAGAAGATCGTTGCCGACAAGATGTTGCAGCCTATCACTGAGGACAGCAAGGTGTCGGAGCCTGAAGAGGTGGAGGATGTTCCCTCTAAGCGTAAGGACTGGGCAGTCAATTGGAAGAACGCAGCACAGGCGTTTGACAATGCTAAGACTAAGGCCGAGTGTCAGAAGGTTATAAACAAAGTAAAGGTGCATGTACTAGAAGGAACGATGAATCCATCGGCACTGAAAGAAATTGAGTTTCGGTTAGAGGGAAAGAACTTTACCAAGGAGGAGTAACATATGTTGACCCAAGACCAAGTACTACAGATAAAGTCTCGTCTGCTTTCATGTGGTGCTATAGGTGGAATGCTTTGCAAGCAAGCGGAAGATGGTGAGCAAATAGAACTTACGCCTGAGAAGTACGAGTACTGCATGAACTGTCTTGGCATGCTCGACGGTGATGTCCGTGCATTGTGCGGAGACTACGACATACTCAGGGGAATGTTGACAGGAGACTTTAATCTCATTGAACCAAAGCCAAAGGAGGGCGAGGTAAAAGATGACAGAGGAAACGATGAGCCAGTTGTTGAGCAGCAAGACCCTGAGCCACGACGAGTTGATGGAGATCATGGAGAGGGAGGGGCTGACAAGACGAGAAAGAAACGATCCGCTACCAGCGGAAATAAAAGGAGAAGCAGAAAAAAGAAAGCAGGGGTGGACAGAACTTCAGATGAGCAAGAGGTGGATAGCGGCAGCGAATTGGTATAAGCGTTAAACGAAAGGCATGTCATGGATTGGCTATTCGATGATATTGAAGAGGAACAAGTAGGTTCAAAAGTTTTCGATCCCCGTCCCTATCAGGTGGAGGCTGATGAAAGTATATGGAGTTGCTTGCAGGATACAGATAGATGCGGTGCTTATCTCGCTACCGGCACTGGCAAGACTGAGATTGCAGCACTCCTGCTTCGCAGAGATTGGGGCGGTGGATCGTTACTTATCACACCACGTAGAGAATTAGTCACGCAGTCTGCAACTCGTCTTAGAGAGCGTGGCATTAATTGTGGTGTGGAGATGGCAGAGATGCGTAGTGATGAGGACATAACTGTTGCGTGTTATGCAAGCCTCATGTCGAAGGAGAGGTACAAGAGATTCCTTAAGGTGGTGAAGTTCATCATCGTTGATGAATCGCATATGAACTTCTCAACTGCTGCACTAGATATGCTGGCTGAGTTCAGGTCTTGGGGTGCCAAGGTGTGCGGCATGACAGCATCGCCGCCAACCAAGAAAGGCATGGACTTAACAGAACACTACGGCAAGCCAGCGTTCATATACGATTACCAGAAAGCAGTGGGGGAAGGCTACCTTGTTAACTGCAAGATGCACCTGTGTGTGCTAGAAGACTTAGACCTATCTAAGTTCCGTGCTTCCTTCGGTGACTTCGACCAAGAGAAACTGAATAGGCTGATGAAGAAGCGTGCGTCTGTTGCTGGCGTAGGTGCAATGGTCGAGAAGTTTTACGACAAGAAACCGAGTGTCGTATTCTGTTCAAGCATTGAGCATGCAGAACTTGTAGCCACTGACTTGAGGTCAAGGAAGATACGAGTAAGCATCGTTCATTCAAACATGGATCAAGAAGAAGTTCGCATGCACATGAACGACTTCATGTCTGGTGAGTCAGATGTAATAGTTAACGTAGGGATACTGACTCTTGGATGGGATGCACCTCATGTACAGAAACTATTCATTGCCCGCTGCACTGCTTCGGCTCAGTTGTATTGCCAGCAGTTCGGAAGAGGCACGAGAATATTCCCCGGTGATTGTATTGCCAAGTGCAAGACTGCTGAAGAACGTCTCGCTGCTATTGCTAGCAGTCCTAAGCCAGCATTCGAGGTGTTCGATATAACCGATTCATCTAGACACAATGACTTAAAGTCTGCACTCGACGTACTTTACCCAGCCGTTGAGAACGAGTTGATGGATAAGGTAAGGCGTAGGGTTGAGGGGGTTACGTGCAGCAAGAAGGAGTTAGACCAGATCATCCAGCAGGAGCGTGCTGCACTCGCACAGGAGCGTAAAGCCTTGGAGGATATGGAACTGCGGAAAAGATCGCACATCCGTGTAGAGGCTAACGTGGCGGCTTATGAGAGGGATGCCCTAGCAGATGCAGAACCAGTAGAGAACAGGCGAAGGTATACTGTGATGTTGTGGGGCAAGTACAAGCGGTTCCCATTCCATAGGGTGCCATCAGGATACATCAGGTGGATGCTGCAGAATTGCAAGTCACCAGCAAAACATCCAAATTATTTTCCGGCCTTGCAGAAAGAATTGGAAAGGCGTAATAGTAGGGGCTGATAGATCGCTGCGATTTTCTCGTTGGATCAGCGTTACCAAAACCATCGAGCCTAAAGAAACGTCCTCCCTATATCGAGGATGAAGTCAATGCAACGCGAAGACCAGATACTAACCGGCGGTACTGGCAAAGTGAGATGCCCAATATAAGGTTGCGGAGACTCTCGGCACAGGCTGCCAGAGGTAGGGAACCCTATCTCACTTAGGCCGGGTCTACAAACACGGAGGTAAACATGGCGATTAACTGGCAGGATGCAATCATCTATGACGAGGTGACCCAAACAAAGCACAGGGTTATCGAACGCTATATGCTTCCGGGCAAACAGACGGGCAGTGTTCTGGCTTGCGAGGGTAGGCAACTGTACTGGCAGTGGGGCAACTTCGTAGAGTGGCTTAGTGAATTACCTAATTCAATACACTACGAAGATAGGAAGAGTGTTGTTGAATTCAGCGTAGAGATGCAACGCACATTGTTTGAAGAAGCGATGGAGAAGTACGGGGTGGATGACGACTGGAAGTTTCCAGATGAATCGTTTGAACTATGGGCTAAACGTGCAGCAAGGAGGATAGAAGATGATGAACAAGGAGAGTGCAATGGAAAGTAACGAGATAGTTTTCAAGTACGGAAAGCACAAGGGACTGTCAGTTAAGGAAGTACCAGTGGAATACTTGAGTTGGCTTTTGAAGAGAACCCCAAAGCCACCCACGTATCTCATGGAGGAATTAAACAGAAGGGCTAACAACCACGGAAGCAGGGATGCAATCTATGCAGCCGAGGTACTCGGTGCAGTTATAGTTAAGCAGGCTACGGGGCATAGGAAGGTTAACCGAAAGGCTCGTAGACGCATGAGAAAGTTCTGTAAAAAATGGGGGTAGACATGAACAGATTCATGAGATTAAGATTATTAGATACAAGTTACTTAACTCGAAAGGAAAGAAATGATTGAACTAACTACAACCATTGGCAACTACACCGTTAAGGTTGAAGGTGACACGCAGATAGATGTATGGGACAAGATGTCAGAGATGGCAGAGATACTATCTGTTGGTGCAGCATGTGGAAAGACAGCAGCAACAGACACCATCCCAGTCACTCGTAAGAAAGATGATTACATATTCCGAGAATGGAAGTGTGTATCAAGTGGTGCTTGCCTTGGCTTAGGCCAGAGTAAAGCAGGCTCGCTGTTTCCCAAGAGGAAAGATAAAGATGGTGAGTGGCTCGACAATCATGGCTGGCTTACATGGGGTGAACGTAAGCAAGAGATGCAGTCAGCCGGTTCCGGCAGTGAAGACTGGGGTGGTTTCAAATAATGATAGTACGAAACGAGTGGTGGGAATCACTTCCTGAAAGTGTAAGGGACTACATTAAACTCGATAGCGAGATGCCTGTTGGTGTGGCATCCAAGGAAGATAGCGACTGGAGGGTCGCTTATCTTCTCGCATCGGACGCTGGTGACACGGAGGTTGCTGGCGTTTGTATGTTCGGGCCTATGCAAAGTGGTGTGTTGTTTCACGCGCAAGCCGTTGATACACCGTCACTTATAATTTGCATTGCGTCAGCAGTCATGGAGTTGTCCAGTACCACAGTACCTATCCTCGTCACACAAGATGAGGTTCAGGCTTGTCTAATTACATGTGGTATTAACAGCCAACTCTACAGAAAGATTGATGATGGACTCTTGCGAATTGACAGCGGACACGAACGATCTCACGAAGAATGATTACATGCTTTTGCATGACAGATGTGCGGTATGCCATTGGCCTGCCAACAGGAGAGGAAGGAACCTTGAACTGCATCACATTGTTAGTGGGCCGGGTAGAAAAGATATTAAAGACGGTAGCAATTGGATTGCTCTTTGTTCAAGATGTCACACTTGCGTTCACGATAGGCTCCCAGAATATGGAGAACTACCAAGGGGTTCGGTTCTTGTGGCAAAGGTCGAGGAAGATGGTACGTTGGACTTGGAAAAACTAGCATCGTTAAGAGGGAAGAAGCATCTAGGTTATGACCCAGAACAAATACCAGAAAGGTTCCTTGAAGAAAGGAACTCAAATGGAGGCCACAAAGCGTGGCCCTACTAAAAAAGTGAACAGTCGTTCCAAGGGCAAACGAGGCGAACTCAGTGCATGCCACGATATTGCATCGCTCTTCGGATGGAGTTGCCGCCGCACCCAGCAGTACTCAGGTTGGGGTGGCGGCGACTCTGCTGACATAGTGTGCGACGAAACACCCTCTATTTTCTGGGAAATAAAGCGTGTTGCCAGACTGTGTGTATACCGTGCCATGCTCAAGGCCACGAAACAATGTGGGCGGCAATGCCCGGTGATTCTCCACCGGCCTGACCGCAGTGCCGTGGGTTGGATGTTGACCATACGGCTTGAAGACCTACCGAGGCTATGTCATGCATACCAATCTGCGTCTGAGTCGGAGAACAAAACGAGTAATACGTTGGTTGAGGAACCACTACCCATCAAGGAAGAAGGTTAGGGTTCGTGTCGCACCGAACGATGACAGATGTGATTGGTATGGAATCTGTATCTATGACGATACCTCTGCCCTCATCAAACTTCGGGACGGAACACCTCCAGACACAGAGATCGAAACACTTGTCGAAGAGTGGACACATGTCCTTAGAACAGAATGCCCATTGCCAATCGAAGACGAACACGATGCATTGTTCTGGGCTATCTACGCAACCATCATCAAGAAGTTTAGGGGTGAGTAACATGTTAACGGGAGGAAGTTATGAGCAGCATGAAAGAAGAAATGATTGATCATCCAAAGCACTACACTTGGATGCAGGGGATTGAGGTTATAGATATATGTGAACAGGTATCAGACAGGTCTGGCTGGCACATAGCAAACTGTATTAAATACTTATTAAGGTGTGACATTAAACATGACGACAATGGAATTACCGACCTTAAGAAATGCCAGTTCTATTTGCAGCGAGAGATTGATAGAAGAACTAGACGATCACTTAATAAGACTAAAGGTAGATGAGTTGTCGGCACCCGAGGTAGCGGGTGGTTATCGTGCCATCTGTGCTAAGTTGTTGGCAGAAACACTTACGGTTATGAAGAAGCGTCCAATCAAAACCAAGCGTGAAGTGCTGGACAGGAAGCGTACTAGGTTGTGGATGAATAGCAATGAGGGTGTGGTTACATTCCGAGAGGTGTGTGAGACACTGAATTTGAATCCAACCACAACTAGAGAAGCAATATATTTATATGCAGAAAGACCTGAGAATAGTCCCATAAGCAAGTCAGTGATTGGAGCATTAAACTATGACGCAGATTAGCAGCCAGCCCGTAGAAGTATTTGAAGATTCAGATGACACACTGCGTGGTAAGGTAAGGGCGTACATTGATACGGCCAAGGAGAAGGCGAGCGATGGAATAACAGTAAGCGAGTTCTCTGAGTTATTGTTTGGTGCAGTTCGCCTCACGGTAGTGGGGGTTGAACACATAACCGGACTGACTAACGCACAGAAGAAAAGCCTTAGTGTTAATGTTGCAGGTGATGTGTTCGATGCGGTGGCTGCATTGGTTGTGCCGTTGCCATTGAAACCATTGTGGTGGTTGATACGTCCTGCCGCTAGGGCGTTATGTATTTCATTAGCGTCCGGTTTAGTTGAAGGTGTAGTACCTATAGTGCCAAGGTTAGATACATGATTGCATATGCATTGATTGCTGCAGAGCAGTTGCTTTGTTGTGGCCCACTCCTAAGACAGGTAAACATACTGTCGATCTGCTAGAAGAAGGCCAAGCGAAACAGCCCGAACGCCGTGGCATTACTTACCTTGACTCAGTTGCTTGTCTGCAGAAAGTAAGCAAGCGTCTTGAGGCTACCGAAGAACTAGACGAGGATCAGCGAGAAGCACTTGAAGTGATTACCCTTGCATTATCAAGAGGCAGTGTCAGTGAAGACTAGGATTATCATAGCCTGTTGTCTGTGTGCTGCTGCGTATTTAATTAATACAACAGCCCGGACTCCAGAAGTAAAGCCAAGCCCTCGGGTTGCCATAAACATCGGGCCGTTACTGCAGGGAGATACTGCTGCTAGTGACTGTGCGTTAATTGCTGCTATGTGTGAAGAGGTAGCACAGGTGATCGAGTGGGATGGGATGCAAGATGAACCACTGCTTACGACAGGTACATCGCTCGATGCATTCAGGACAAGGACAAGAATGTTTTTGTGCAGGGGAGAATCAATAGGGGACAGACAGCCAGCAGTACGTGATGCTGTTGCAGTTTTTCTTGATGAGAGACTAGGCACTGATGGTGGGGAGATTTCGCAGGTGCAACGTGCCAAGTGGGTGCTTGCATACAAAGACATAGCGGAGTCTGCTCGTCATGCAATACAGTAAAGAAACTATAGCCGCTTGGGTATTGATTGCTGGTGTGCTTGTCATTGCATACATAAAGCAGCCCGAACTCCCAATCAATTATGGTTACACGCCCGACCCCGCTGGTGCCGAGGAGTTTGCTGCTGGCTTGCCATCGCCTACGTTTGCTCAGGCTGCACCTGACGCAATGGAAAAGGTAAAGCCAGAGGATACATTCTTATGGCGTGCAATGGATGCAGCCCATCGTGCAAGGTACAGCACACCATTCAAAGTATCCCATCAGGGCAGTGTCGGATCGTGTGTAGCACACGGTGCCGCACATGCTATCTTCGCCAGTGAATCCATAGCGTGGTCGTTGGGTGAGCGTAGTGATCCACCCGAGTGGGCAAACCAAGCCAGCATTTATGGTGGATCGCGAGTGGAGATTAGAGGGAACAGAACAGAGAATCGAGGGGGCGATGGCAGTACGGGATATCACGCAGCGA